CATTCTCATTTTCAAAAGGCACTACCATTTCGGACTTACCTTTCTCACCAACTTGCATAATCTGTCCGGACATTGAACCTTTAATTAATGCCCCATGTTCTGCTGCTGGGATTGGTTGAGATGCTATAAGTCCAACTTGTGCTGCACCTAAAACACCAACAAGAGCAGCCATTACAAATCCTAGTGGTGGCGGGGATGATGCTATTGCCAATGTTATCGCTTGCGCGGTGTTGACTATTGCACTTGTTAAAGCAGTTGCTTTCCTTAATTTTGCTGCTTTTCTTTCTGCATCCGCTCGTTTTTTAGCTGTAATAGCATCAAGCATTTGGATAGCAGCGTTTCTTTGATCTTCATCTACGATGGTTGCCATGATTACTGCTTTTTTCTTCTTGTAGTCGTTATCAATTTTTATTGATTGATTTTTATAATATTGGTCGGCTACGGCGTTAATTTGATTTGTTACATTTTTAGTAATTTCAGCAATTTTCATTAATGTTGCAGTTCTATTCTCAACTTCTTTTTCCCATGCTACCTTTTTGATTTCTGCTATTTGTTCTTGATGTATTTGTTCTATTTCTAATGTATTTAATTTATAATCACCTTCATATTGCGATAATGAGGCATATTTCATTTGCTCTTGTTCTAATTGATATTCAACGTTCTGATTAGAAAAATCAACATACTCTTGCTCTAGTTCCATTTTTTCTCTAATAGTATTTTTTGTTAATTGAACATGCTCAGTCGATGCTTGATTAAATTTATCTTGAATTGCGTTGCCTTCTTTTTTAGCTTCGTTCATTTCCTTTTGAACGCCAAACATTGCTTCATGATTTTCTTTTGCTGCTTGAGAAAGACTAACATCTCTATTTGCTGCACCAACTAATTTATCTCTTGATGCGGATTCATTTTTTAATAATGATAAAAATTCTTGTTTGTCAGCATTCGCAATTTTACCATTTCCAATCAAATCCATCATAGCAAAAGAAGATTTTCTTATATTTTTTTGTGAATAACCTTCAAATACAGAATATTTTTTCATCAATTCAACACGTTTATTAAGTGAAACTTCTATTTCTTTATTGGCATCTTTTTTACTCGATGCATTGTTTAATTTTTCAAAAACTAAAACTAATGACGAAACACTACTGATTGCGAATGAAACAGCTTTTCCTATGCCCGCCAAAACTTTTGTGAAAACACCGCCCTGCTCTGAACTGAACAAGAAAGTTCTTCCCAATCTTGACAACGCTGGCAACATCTCTTTACCTATGTTAGCCGATATGTCTTCTAATCTTGCACCGACTGCCCTTTGAACATTTGCAAATGACATACTTGATCTGGCATAGTCACCTATAGCGTTTTTAGATTGCTCCATTGCCATCTTTAAAGTTATTTCTGCTTTTGCCTGGAGTAGTGCATTTCCAGTTAATTTATCAAGACCTTCTTTTCTTAATCGTTCCTGTAAAGAGGTTTCGGTAACTACAATTCCAAGTTCCTTTAACATCTCACGTTCACCAAAGAAAGATTTAGTGAGAGCTTTTGATGCCCTTTCTGCACCGCCTTCAACATTCGTGAACGAGGCCAAATCAACTGCAAGTTGTTGAGTTTTATTTGATAATTCAAGTGCTGCACCTGCTGTCATACCAAAACCAGTTAATAAATCGCCTGTGTCTGATAATAACTTTTTTGATTCATTTTGAGACATGCCATAACTTTCCTGCAGAACTCTTCCAAATTCATTTGCTTTTTCCGTAACATCACCAAAAACAACATTGAATTTATTTGTAGTCTCTTCCAAATTCGATGCATCCATAATGACTTTACGCATCGCAAGACCCAACGACCCCCAAATGGCGATATTCTTCACCATCGAGGAACTTAAGCCCTTGTATGTTTTTTCGTTTTTACCAGCTGATTTGGAATTATTATCCAATTGAGAAGTTAGTTTTTTAAGAGTAGCAACTGCCTTCTGGTCATGAGCCGATATTATAAGTTTTATTTCTTCACTACTTGCCACGTTGAGTCAACACCTTCAAAAGAAGATCATATATGCGTTCACCCACTTTAGTATTTTTGCCTTTGTATTCACTCAGTAATAAAAATCTTTGCCAGGGCATTTTTAAAACATCCTCTGGACTCATGCTATAATATAATCCGAATTCAGCTATTAACTGAACCGCATCAACATCATAATTTTTTACAGCTTTTCGTTTTGTACTTTTTCGGTCGTTTTTTTTTCGTCATCATTTATAATTTCTTCTTCATCATAAATGTCATATATAAACCGAGTCAATACACCCATCATATTATCTGTAATAACATTTGTAAAATCATCATAAGAAAAGTCATCTGCATTCATTGAAATAATTTTCCATAATGCACTATACATTCTTTCTAAATTTTCACTTGAGCCATCTTTAGAAAATTCTTGTGAAACTTTTTTTAAATTGAGCATCAATCCAACTGGGATTTCCCCAGGAATTATGAATTCTCTATTTCCTAAAATTATTTTCTTATCCTCTGGTAATAATGAGTCTAAATTTAATATCTTCATAAAAGCCCCTTTTTATTTTTATAGATAATTTGCTGTTCCATTTCTTATTTGCATTTGGACGCCATAGCCTGCGTCAGAATCGTAAAGACTTGAAATATTTAATTCATGCACTATTGATTCTTTGCCACCGACTTCCGGCATACTTGAATTGATATAACATTTAGGTACATTTATAACCATTGAATAAGTTGTTGCACCAGCACCTATTGTCTGTTCACTATCACAAATAATTTTAAATGCTGTCATAGTATTTTCTAAAAATCTGCTGTATGCTGTAGTTGTATCAAATCTTTGAGAAAGTGAAAGTGTAACTTCTCTTTGTGTTGCCGGCAGTTGTGTAACATTTCTACTACCCAAAGAACGCTGTTCATCTATATTGTTATTTAAAGAAAATTCAAAAGAATTAAAATATTCTGCTGAAACATTTGTTATTGAATCGCCAGTCTGTATTTGTATTCCTGTAAAATTTATAGGCAACACATCAGAATAAGAAACAACTCCAATTGATGATGTCAAACTTGAATATCGCCCTATCATTTCAGCTGATAACATTACCGGTGAACCAACTTCGCCCTTGATGGATAAAGAATTTACACGCATTCCAGAAAAAGCAAATGAATGTGCCCCGCCTTTTCTAACTGCAATTGATATACTAGTCATATCGCTACTTGCCGAAGCACCTGCATTGCTAATCATATCCCCAGGGTTTAAAGTATGCAGATATGAAACGCCGGCAACTACTTCACTTGAACTGACCGTACCACCCATCCCCTGTTTGATAATGTTTATAATCCCATCTTCTGCAACATTAAGATCGCATTCAAGAGCACCAGAAACAGTTTCATTTCCAATAATTCTTTTTGTAAAATCTCGACTCCCATTAATAGAGGCAAGTTTATTTTCTTCTCTTTCCTTCTTAAATGATTCTGAACTAAACTCAATATATCCTGTTGCTGTTATAAATGTTCCAAATGTAGTTTCTTTTGCAACACCTACAACTGAATCATATCCCATAAAGGGAGTTGCATTACCTATCGCCATCTTCTATAACCTCCGGCTTTTGTTTCTTTTCAACATAATTTTCAAAACAATTTTTATCGCCGTTTACTTTTTTCATTAAAAAGTTGAACTCTTTGTCATCAACATCTATGATATTATCACCAGAAGGTAACGATAATCCCCCTGCATAATATTTTAATATTCCCTGTGGGTAATAAATAGGTCGTTTATCAACATACTTAATTTTTTTCATACGCTTAACCTCTGTACTTGATCTATTGCATATTTTGGAATGCATCCAACGGTTACATGAGCAACTTGATTGTTATTCATCACTTCTTTTAATGTCTGTTCGCCTTGTTGAGCAGTAATAACTACGTTTTCTATTTTTGATTTGAGTATTTCGTCTAATTCTTGTTGATCTAATTTTCTTTTATTAGCATTTTTCAATTTCTTTTCTAAATTTGCTATCGGGATATTCAATATTCCTTTCCCCGAACAATTAAAAATTTGTATTCCTTTCGGTTGTAACATCGCATGGTAAAAATCTACGAGCCATCTTGCAGAAAATTGAAGATTCCCTGATATATTTACCATACGACCGGAAATATCAACTGCACTCATGTGTTTCATCCAATGCCTTTTTTCGCTATCATTAAAAGCATAGTAATTGTCATCATCTCCGAAACAATAATCATAACCTGATAATATATATTCGTCATAACCAAAAATCTGTGTTGAAAAAACAATTAAAGCGTTACCAACATTTGATGCCGCCGGAATAAACTCATAACATCCAGATATTCCAGAATATATTTTTTCACTTTCTATGTTATCTTTATTAACATAAAAGTAAACTTTTCCTTTCCAATTTAAGCACCACTCTGGATTTGAATTAACATTCGCAATTAAAATGATGTCTTCTGTTTGATCGATATGGTCTTTACACCAATCATCATAACTAATTCCAGCATCCGCAACAAAAACATATTTAGGTTTTATCCCTGCATCGAGTAGATACCCGAATGCTTTATCTACACATGCTATATCAACAGCATCATTATTATTTTCTTTTATAATTCCAATTTGATCTTCAAAACTTGGAGCCATCGCAACACATAAAAGCGTTTTGCCTAACCCATCATAAAGAAGATGTTTGTGGCTATTGCCGTCTTCTTTATATTTTTTGCCGTTTAATGTTGAATTTTTTCTCCACGTCTCATCCCATTGACGAAACGCATTTTTACTTTGTTCTAAAACCTCATTTGAATTTAATGTCATATTAAAAGCTCCTACCCTTTTTATATTGTTAGTATTGAGCATTGCAAATTCATAATTGCAATGCTGTTGTATGTATCATTGTATTCAGAAACTGAATATTCTGTATCTGTAACCAGGCTTGAAATGACAGACGAACTGCAAGACAACCTTGGCTTGTTTCTGAATAAATTCTCTATATTTGATGCACCTCTTATTGTTTCTGTATCACCAGCACCCCGACCTGAAAACTGACCCATGCCATAATCTGTAACATAGACAATATCGAAATTGACATTTACTTCTCTTTTACCTCGTCCCATGCTTGCGAATTCTTCTGATTTCTTTTTTAATTCTACATAAACCAATGGGAAATTTATATTCATTTCTGGCTGTCTAATATGATAGCCAGATTTTATATTTTTTATCTGTTTGTTTAAATCTTTAGAAATGTAATAATCAGACGTATTAGTATTATTTTTTTCTAATAAATTTCTTATACTTTCTCGTATGTCTATTAAATCAAGAGCCACTTATTATATGCCTCATTAAAGTATCTAGCATTGATTTTCTTGTCTTTTTATCTATCCATAAGAATTGTCTTTTGGGCATTTTAAAACCTTTAGCGGACTTACGGTAAACATACCGACCGCCTATAAACATTTTTAACATTTTTCCATTTTCAGCCCTTCTTTCTGGAACATAACCACCATCGTTATGAATTTTAGCATATTTAACTTTGTCATAGATATACGCTTTGTTTGATGCCCCTCTAAACTGAACTTGTTGTCTCAAATTTCCAGAATCTTGTAAAACTTTGCTTCCACCACGTTCTCTTTTATTTTTTAATTTTTCCCATTTCCCTGACTCACCTTTTTCATCTCTGAAATGTTGCATAACATTTTTATGACCTTTGGAAGCGATAACATTCATTGGTTTATCTAAATTTCTTGCTCTACCTTCCATATCCCTAAACCGCTTTGAAACTGTTTTGAAATTAGAAAAATTAACGGTTATCATTTATACTATCCAATAAATCAGAATTAAATTTCCAATCACTACTGTCATCAATGTCAAAAAATGGTTGTGCATCTATAGTCGTTGAATCAAGCAAACTAGTTTCGTCATCTGATCTCTCATCTATAAGACCACCAGAATCATCAACTAAATCAATTTTACCCTCTTGGATTTCTTTGAGCAATGCAAATGCACCGTTTTTTAATTCCTCAAAATAATCCAATCTATTCAAATTATCCTGTGTGTAAAATGATCGATAAGAAAAATATCCCGAGATGTCCTCACTTAAACTACCAAGAATTGGTGGTGTTGGTGCTAACGGAACAGAATATCTTTTTGCAATATATGAATTTATTAAACTGTCCGCTCTAGTAATATGCTTATTAACTACAACGGACGTTTCGTCATAACCATCTGCTGAACTCGTTTGTGGAAGTCCAGGAAAGATTGTCAATATTGCTGTCAAAGAAGAATATGCCATTTATTTTTTAATGACCTGCTCTAATGTTTTCTTTTCTATTCCAACATCATATTTAACTTTGCCATCTTTAACGATGCCAACTAAACTTTCTTTAACCACACCGTTTTTATATTTTCTACGCTCTATAATTTTAACTTTACTTGAGCCAGAAATTCTGATTATTTCCTGCGTGCTTGATGATGGTTTTTCGTATTGTTTTGAATTAACAACAGAAAGTTCTTTATCTTTATCTGTTATAATTTTATTTTCGCTTTTAACATCTGACATGAATAAAACTCCTCTTTAATTATTAATGGCGGGCAATTACACCCGCCATATATTTATACAGTAGTAACTGCCTTGAAAAGATACGCACATGCTGTCGCAACAGCTTTAGGTGTAGCTTTAGTTTGAACTTCGATGAAATCACCCTCGATTTCCTCACTATACCATTTTTTAACTCTGTAAGGCATTCCTTTCTTGCGAATTCTGAAATTAACTGCAGCCGTAACAGCTTTAAGTTTTGGCATCGGATTTTGATAACCAACCCAACAATCAGCACCCCAAACAAAACCTTGACTAGCTGTGTCACCTTCTTTAGCTGAATCATAAACAGCAGAGCCGACATGAACATTCTTGACATCAAATAAAGCAGCCAAAATGTCTTTTGTAACCATCGCGCGCTCTACATATTGAATACGACTATAAACGTTGTTATTTTCTTTAAGAGCAGCAAATGCATCATAGCCTAGAATAACATCAGTCGCAACTTTCCCAGATGATTTTAGAATTTTTGATGTTGCTGATAACATATTTTGGATTGGAGCACTAGTCGTAGTATTATATACCCAACTAGACGCAGTCACAATAGTTGTATTATTTGACCAGTTAGTAGTCGTAAAAAATAATTTTGCTGCGTCATGCTCTTGTTTCAACTGAATAGAATCTGTAAGATTTTCCGTAACATCTCTATCTAAATCAAGAGGTGCATCCGTATTCTCTCTGTCAGTTTCTGTTATAACATCCTTTAATGCATTCTCAACAACCGAATAAGATGATGTACTCATCTCATAGGTATGCATATTAGCTGGAGAACCATTTGCTCTTAGTGTTTCTGGAATTTTAAAATTTTGACCATAAATCCAATATTGGTCATTATCTTTTAATACAAAAACATCTTTTAATACATCACTTGCGATGTAATCTTCATTCCTATACTGAATTGATATATTTGTTAAGGGTTTACTTACCCTTGTTGATCCTTGTGGCATATTAAACCCCCCTTACGCCGAAATTAAATTTTTATCATAAAGTTGTGGATTAAGAAAAACAGAGATGACAGTTCCAGTTGAACCATCTTCTAATGCTCTACCTAATACAACACATTGAGTAGTGACTGATTGAGTTGCAACAGTACAACTAACACCATTGTCAATAGCAATGATTTGTCCTGCTCTTGTAGTGGTTGATAAACCTGCATAAGCACGTATAAACTCACCCGCTGTGATACTTTCAGCACATGTAACTTTAGAAATACCAAAAAGTCTAACAGAACAATCAAGCGAACCGGATGATAAGTATGATTGATTAACTCCTATTGCGTAATGTGCTGATGTTGTAGGCGCTCCATAAGTTCCAGTATTACATGCCAACTGAACTGTTCTATCTGCTGTGGTTGTACCACTTACCATCCCAACAACTTTAAATTGCGACGTACTTGTCTTTAAATTACCGTCTATCTTAAATGAGGCATCGTATTCGTTACCTACTCCGTATATTGCCATTATTCAACCTCCTGAACAACTACTGAATATGCTTGTCCATACTCAATCCCTGGATTTTCTTTTTGGTATGCTACGACTTTGTCGTGCAGTTTTTCGTCGTCTGATTTATCGTCTGAATTATCGATCTCTTGATGTGATGAATCCTCTGAACCCAAATCAACAACTTTTGGTTGGTTATTCATAAACTCTTTAAATAAATCCAACATTGAACCTTCAATCTTTGATTCTTTATTATCCTCAATATATGAAAATTCACTTTTAGCATCAATATCCTGTAGCATCGCAAGAGCAAATGGCTTTTGTGCAGGAGTAATTTTCCCTTCTTTTGAAAAAGACTTAACAACACTCTGAATTTCTTTTGAATACATCTCTTCTTTTTCTTTCTGGATACTGTCCTTAAGCTCTGAATTTTCTTTTAAAAAATCATCTTTTTCAGATTTCAAAGAATCAATTGTCTTTTCATATTCATTTAATTTTTTTTCAAACTCTGATTTTTCATTATCAAATGCTTTTTCTTTTGCTTGAAATTGTGCTAGTTGGCTTTCAAGCTCTTCTAGTTTTTTTTCGATTTTGTCAGGCATAATAACCTCTTCTCTTTTATTATCGAATATATGCAAATTTTCACCACTAATTTCGTTTTCAGTATTTTCATATAAATCTATTAAACCATCTAAACCCATATTTGCAGGGAGATCAGCCCCCAGAAGTGCAAGATGTTCAAACACATTATTATATATTGTACCATCAATATTCATTTTGCCCCATACTGCCGGACTGAACCGACCAAATGCTTTTTTATCAATTAATTTTGCTAATTTTTCAGGAACATTTTTTATATCTGCATAAAGACTTTCACCCTTTCTGTATAAATTAGTTACCCACCCAAGGGATGCCATATCCGTAGCTGTTTTAGATTTTTCGCTGTTGTGTGTTAATCTCATGCGAGGCTTGACAAGTTTTCCGACTTTTCCAAAAGTACTAATCCAAGAATCCAAAAGTTCTTTTGTGATTTTAGAACCACCCTTCGGACTTCCAGACCCTTCCCATATTCCTGTTGAAAATATCTCTATTCCCATCATATCAATAGTTTTCATTTCGTCGATTGGCTTGTCAAATTCTTGCTGGTCGTTTTTTAAATCAGGCATGACATAACTATCCTGCTGTTTATTTCATTCATGCCATAATAAGAAGTTTTAATCAGTAGGTTTAAACTATTTTAAAATACTATAAAATACTAAAATTGTCAAGAATTTTTTCTTACTCATACGAATCATATACACGTAACATGTATGTGCTACCCTTCAATGTTGTATCATCACTAAAAGTTATCTCTGGTTGTAAATAATATTTGCCAACACTTTTCAATGTTGTTGTTGTGAAGTTATTAAAATACAATGAACCCGAGCTGGCATCACTAACACTTGCTGACCATGTTGTAGTTGAATTACCGGGATAACGTACATTAATAACTGTTGTTGTATAGCCAGAAATATCAATTGCAGTTCCAGAATAATCCTTGCAACTTATATTTAGCCTTAGAGAGGTTTGATTCTTATATACTTTAGCCATTAGCAAACCTGGTTATTATTTCGAATTCTTTAATCATATCACATTTTATTTCTATTGTATTAATCATTTCTGAATTTATGGTTAAAGTTTCTTTCCATATGCCACTTTTGTAAATGCTTAATGCGTCTAAAAAAGAACCATAATCAGCTACACTTTTATTTGGTGTGTCAAAATCAACAGAATCAAGTGATTCTGTTTCGTCATTAACAATTAATGATGCATTATAATTTTGATTTTCAATCCCAGATGATGTTTCATTCACATATAGATTGACAGATATTTCAGAAAAACTCTCCAATAATTGAAGAGAATCGCTTATATTGGTTTCTACGCTATTATTTAAACTCTCGACAAAGAGTCCATTTCCCAATATTTCAAAAGCTGAAATAATATTTAAAGTTTCTTCACCAATTAAATCATCAGCAACCCCTATCTCTGTTATTCCTGTTTCTGTTGTAATATTGATTGAATCTGTATTTGTTGCAGAATCAATTATTTCTGTTGATATTGCATAATTTAAAATTTCTAAATGACTTGAAATATCATTAACCGATAATTGATTATTTATTCCAATTGGAATATCATTTCCTGATAAAACTTCTTGAATTATTAAATTATTATTTAAATTTAATGAATCTATCCATTGCCCTGAATCTGATACGGTTATTGATGTTACAGTTGTACTTGCTGAAATGATATATTCATGAATAATAAAACTTTCCCCGCCAATCCAATAAGGCGTAGGAGTTTCTCCGGAAGATTTAATTAACTTCGATTCTCCATTTATCCATACTGCATCATTAACTGCCATCAGCTAATCACCACTTGTGGGTCAACGAATATGTTTGTTGAAGCATTATAATAACGTAAATAAATTCGTACTCTAGCAAGCCCTGCAACCGCTGGAGTAAATGTTGTTTCTAAATAATCCCAGTCATCTGCATCTGCCGCATCAGCGATAGTCGTTTGATTTGACTCTGCTTTCATATATATATAGCCCACTGTACTTTGGTAACAAGAAACGTATTCCACTTCTAGCCAAATATTATCTTTTGCAGTTGACGAGTTTAGTGTGTCACCTGAATCATTGTAAATCCAATATCGGATCGTGTTAGCAGAAGCAGGTAAATATATATTATGTTCAATTATTGCGGGTGCAAATTCTGTTATCCGAACTAAATCATCATTTGGTACTATTTTTACAATATAATCACTTAATTTTTTATTAGGTGTTTCGCCTGTAACAAGAGAATTATCACAATACCCACCATCATAAAAAAACCTATTAGCACCTAATACTTTTCCCCAATTTTCAAAAGAAAGTCTAAACATAGAGGTATCAAATCCCCTCGTCATGTACCCATTAGTTCCGCCCAATTTTACATCTTTTGCTTTTAAAGAGACCCCCTGGCTCATATACATATCTGCGTCTATGTTAGCTTGTTCTACTCCAATATTAACATTCTCTAATTCAACTAGCCCCTGAACATCTATGCCATATCGACCTAGGTTATACAAAGCAGAATCCTCTATACGAACCAGGGAAGTTTCATTATATGAACCTTGGATACCTGTTTGAATTGAATTAGAAACTCCATTACCTTCAAAAGTACACCGTTTAAAAAATGCTAATACAGCAGCGCGTACTTTAACACACGGATCATTTATCGCTTGAGAAAACAAACAACCCTCACAGTAGAAGTTTAAACTTCTTTCTACACGTATAAGCCCATAATTATCACCTGCGTTTTTTAAGTCAAAGTTTTTTATTGAAAGATAATAAGATGCGTAAGTAACCCATTGAAAAGCCGCACTATCGAAATCTAGTTCTGCAAGCGTCTCTGGGTCACTGTTCCAACTAGATATTTTAATTGTCCACGCTGAGTCATCTATTGCATTAAATAATGTGTAGTCAGTATCTGCGTGTATTGTTGCTGTTTGATTCGTGACAGTAGTTCCTATATAAGGACGATCTATAATTATAGAACTTGTTGAAGCCACTCTAGTTACCAGATACACATCCCCGCTTGGGGCGGTTATATATCGAGCTTGATGAGATTCTCTCACCATGTCATTATCATCAATTGTCACTGTTGTGCTGTCATTGGTCCAGTCCGAGCTAGATATAGCGTGTGTAGTTCTTGGGCATCCTAATATTGTTACTGGCGAATTAGAGCTTCCATCGGTGCTCCCGTTGTCTACATCTGCTGTAGGGGTTTCTGATAACGTCCTGCGTGTCCACACGTAATCCCCCGCAGAGAAATTATTACTATTCCAAGCATATTGCAAAGTTGCCCACGCTAGATCTGTGGTAGTCCCATTATTAGCATCACTTCCATTTACAGGATCTACAAAATAATTAGCCATTATTCAATAACCTCTTTTATTGGAACCGCGGAAACTATGACTGCGTCAAGTTCCGTTTTTGTTGTAGCGTTTTTAATCTTTTCATAATCCACTTTGCTTACAGACTCATTTAGTTCAAAAACTTCATTTATTTTTTCATATTTTTCTTGCTCTGTAGGAACAAGATATTCTTCAATATTATTTTCTATATTAGAAACAGCTCGCACCATTCTGTCATCATATTCTAAATCCAATGCCTTTTGTGTTTTAAACAAAAACTCTTTAAAATATTTTATATTAGTTACATAATCAAGAAATACAACACCAACTTCAATGCCGTATTTCTTTTGATTTTCATATTTTTTTTCGTGAATGATAGCCATTTACAATAACCCTTTAACAAATTGCATAATTCATCTCTATCGCTTCAAAATATTTTAGGTGACGTGATTATTTGTTTTTTTTTGTTTAACCATTAAAAATTAATCCCTTGATAAATAATTGCAATTCTTTATCTCGTATAATCCATATTAAAAATAATAAAAAAGAAATACGTCTCCATATTTCCTTCTGACTATATGTCATATATAGCAAAAGAACTTCCCATTTATTTAAGTCGCCTGTTTTAATAATTTTTAAAATATCAGAGCGTTCTTTTTTTTTTCTTCATCAGTTTTTTTATAATGATTTTTATTTTTCATTTTAAACTTATTCCTAGTCTCCTTTGGATTAAGATAATGTAATTTGTAATGTCAATTCCCAAGTTTGACCGCTTGCCTTAGTTCCTTGACTACTGGTTTTTCTATTGAGATTAATTGCAGTATTCGTATTGCTATTAGCAACTGTAAATTCTCTCCAATCAAAATTAGCCGTATCCGTATCAAAAGTTGATTTGAATGTAATAGTCTGACTTGATACGGTTGGATAGTTCGTATCCATTGCCTGGTAGGCTGTGTTTGTACCGGAAAGTCCAGTATCGCTTGCTGTTTCAGATGTCACGCCACTCCCAACACCTAAATATGTGTTTGCATTATTGAATAAAGTTCCCGATGTCGCACCAACGGTTAAATATAAAACTTGGTTGATGCCCTCATTTATCATAATATTTCCGTCAACTTCGTCAACAGCATAAGGATTATTATTTTTAATCCCTTCTTTATCAAATTTTTTAATTGTCCATTTTACAGACTTTTCGCTAAAACCTTCTTTAACCATTGTTTGCCTCTTTATTATTTTTAAGTTTAAGAAAACCGCCCGACTCAATTTCTGTGTGTGGCATTTCGTTAAATCCGTCCATTTCTTCATCTATGAAAATTGGAACTAATAATGACCTGCATTGATAGTGATTCGGTGGGTTGTATTTTTTCATTTCTGTAGGTTTAAATATTTTGTTGTCCAGTTGCTGACATAATGGAGACGTTCGACCATCCAGTATAGCAGAATATTGATATGCTTGTATTTCGTCACTCATAGAGTTATATTGTTGTGCTCTTGCTTCATTGAATCCTTTTGCAATAACGGTGCGTGCAATTACTTCAATTCTATTTGCTTTGAGAGTTATATCGTATCCTTTTAAGGCATCGTCCATCATACGCATAGTTTCTCTAGTGCCTTCGCCATTTCGTATTGCTTCTAAAAGAATACCTTTTATTTTTTTAAGAATTTCACCTGCTTCAATTGTACTTGTATATATAGAATTTTCTTCCAGCCATTTTATTACATTCTCGTTATCAAGACCTATAGGCACATTGATAAGGCTAAATTTTTCTCTTTTCTCCACACTTTCTGAACCTATTTTGCAAGACTCCTTGAGCATTTCAAATATACTCTTTTTAATTTTAGAGAAATGTTTGAGTTCAATTTTATTGATAAGTTCAAGACGTTTTTTTTCTATTATTTTACGCCTTTGAATGTCATCAAGAGTGCCATTAATTGCAAGTTTGAATATGCCTGCCAATTCTTCCTTATATTTATTTTCTAATTTTATTGTGTCAGTTTCTATTTTTTCAAAATCAACTTTATACTCGTATTTAGTAAAAGGTCTGTAATATTTACTTTCTTTTGAGAATTGTTTTTTATCTTCTGGTTTTTTTTCATCAGGTTCGGCATCTCCAGATTTTATATCCTTATTTTTCTCATCTTTTTCAGACTCTTCTTTTTCGTCTTCCTTATTTTTCTCATCTTTTTCAGACTCTTCTTTTTCGTCTTCCTTATCTGACTTTTTTTCTTCTGTCTTGCCTTGGATTTGCTCTCTCATTTTTTCTTTTTCTTCATTGAGTTTTTGCAACTCATCTTCCTCAAGTTCGGGAGCTTCAACAGATTGCAAGAACCAATTCACATGCCTGTCAACAACAGGAATTTTTCCAGTCTTGACAGCTTCAAGCCAAAGATTCATGTTTTTTTCTTTTCTATCAAGATCAACAGGATTGAATCTGAAAGTTGCTTTATACTTACTTCCATAATTCCAAAAAACTAATGGATTAACTAATTCTCTGTTTATTATTCTGGTTAATTGTTGTCTTATATATTCAATTGCATTATAGAAGATATTGAATTGCTGTGTACCTAGACTGTAAGAACCACCGGAGGTTTGACCACCTGAAAAACCCATAAGGTCTGGAACTAATAATTTTCTGCTAATAAGTAAATTATATTTATCAATTGCTTTTTCATATTCACCAGCACCTTTCCCTACTTCCAATAGATCGACTTCGAACCCTTCGGGCAAAGTTATTCCAGTTTTCGCCTGAATATTTTTAATTATTTTCTTAAAACTATTTTTACTGTCCGTAGTTGCGTTGGCTGGCATTTTACCAATGACGGTAGGCATCCCAAAACGTTCAAGATATATATTCCAGAATTTAATTACTGCATTTTTAGACCACCACGCGCGATAAACACCTTTATTAATTTCACTATTGCCGTAAGGGTTATCAAATTCCTTATTGTATGAGAATAATATAAACTTTTTAGCATCTAATTGTATGTCGCCATGCCCAGTAGATTGCATTAGTTTTTCTAAATTTCCTTGTCTATCGGTGTGCAGTTCGAATGTATGCGGTGCTCTTGTTTTTAATTTGGTGAATATAATTTTATTGCCAAATTTTTCGGTGTCTATATAATCGTATATCTTCTCTGTAACTGAAAAACCATAGTCAAGTGCGGTCAAAATTTCATATAATTTCTTTATAAAAATATCATCTAAAAATTCATTAAAGCAAGCTGTTACAAATTCGCTTATTTCTTTATTTTCGCAATCTATTTCCCAATCGGAATTTAATATAATTAACTTTTTGAGAGCTAAAACGCTTGCTACCTGGTCGTCTTCTCTAATGTCATCATATAATCTGTACCCCCCCTCTTTATTATATAACTCTGCTGGATTGTATGGTGATAATTGATATTTGTCGTAGTATGGAGAATCCGAGTAGGAAGTCTCTTGACCTCTTTTGTCAATATTTCTTGTTTGATCTTCATTTGTCTCTTGATCCGCTTTGTAGGTCAAAGAAAATTTACCTATATTCATTATTTATCGCCGAGGTTTTAGTTTAGGCACTTTTAATTTAAAGGTAAATTTTATAACAGTAGAATTTTAAAATAATATAAAATACTAAAATTGTCAAGAATTTTTTATTTATATTGTTTTATTGGGTTGGCATAATTGAACATCTACAATTTATAATTTCATTAGGTGTTAATACATATCTTCTTTTT